GTAATAAACATAACCCTGCCATCAGGGTGTTTAAAATATCTTACATCTACAACAGGATTCTTAGTCCAATCCATCTTAGTAGCATCAGCTTCTGTAACAATACCCCCAAGAGCAAACCCTTCTGGCATTGCGTCATCACCTTCTTCTGCCATGATGTCATCAATCTCTGCTTCAAAATCTTCATCACCTTGTTCGCTAAATGTTTGGTCAGGATTTGCAACTTCATCAGCATTCCCCATCTGGCCCATTTCGTTCATACGTTGTAGACCCTGCTTTGCTTTATCCCGCATAGCCATCAGCTTCTCTAGGCCAATGTAACGAACAACATCAGCAGGCACAACAAACTCGCCTTCGCTAAGCTGTGCTGGAATATCATCAGCAACTTCTTCTCGTAAAGAACCCGGAGGAACTTCTACACCGTTGACGCTTTCGCCACTGTCATCCATCATGCCGCCTTCGGCGAATAGTTTATTCATTTGTTCCACGTTGCCACCCTTTGCATATTTCTCTGGAGCATTAGCGCCCCCTGCATCTGATTTTCTAATAGCATCATCTACAGCTTCTTTAATAGACTCAAAAGATCTATACTCGTTATTAGTATTTAAAGCATTCTCAATTGCTTCATCTTCGGATACAATCTGACCGTTCCAAAGTGAAGGAATGTTTGTGGGCTTACCTTTGTTTAAGCGGGGGTCTGTAACAGTGATACTAACCTCACTCATATCTTCACCTGAATCACTCTTAACAGTAGGAAGACCGTCGTGTGTCTTTAAATTATTTTGATCCATTAACCTCATCCCTTAATTGCTTCAGCTTCTTAAGAGCCATCACTGCGCCTTGTGCCCTGTGTATTTCTACAGTTTCGTTAGCCTGCTCTAAAGACTTTTGCTGAATACTAATATAGTAATCAACCATATCTTCAAAGGCTTGCCACTGAGTAGGTGCCGAAGCCAGAGGCTTTAAAGCACTTAGCCACTTCTTCTCTGTCATTGCATCTGGCCTTGTGGACCCGCTGGTGCAGCAGGAGGTGCTGCCTGTGGTGCATTACCACTGAAGCCTTGCTCACCCGGAGCAGGTGCTGTACCCACGCCCATGTTGCCGCCACCACCACCAGAGGTGTCAGATACTGGAGGAGGACCACCAGCACCAGCAGCAGCTGGCTCAGGGGCTGGTTGCATCTTCTGCAGAATCAACGCCTGTCTAGCTGCTTCGTCCATGTTGTTAGCCACCAAGTCAGGATCAAGATCCATGCTCTTAGCAATCTCACGCACGATGTAAGGCAGCTTAGCGAAAGGAGCCAGCGCAGGGTTCTGAATAACTTGTAAGAATTGCAGCAGACGCTGTGAGCGCACTTCATTCTGCATCAAGCTCTCAGTACCACGGGCCTTGACTTCTAAGTCGCCAGCAGCTTCTGGGTCATAATCAAACTGCATGTTAAAGGCAAAGAAAGCCTCTCCCATTGGGCGCAGTAGATAATCATCCACGTTCTTAATCACAGTCTTGATACCGCCGCTTGCAGCATTCATCAGCATAGAGATGCCAGAGGCTGTGCGTCCAACACCAGCTACGCCAGTTTGACCGTGTGAGAATGAAGGAAGACCTGTAGACTCGTCAGCAAGCTGCCTTGCTTTATCAAACATCTGCAAATTTTCTTGCGAAACGTTAGGAAACTTAGTACCAAACAACGCTTGACCGGGTGCGCCACCTTGTCGGCGAAACACTTTGCCGGGGTGGATTGTCAAGTCTTGACCGGGGACAAGGTTTGTTTCATCCACCTCAAACACAAGATTGCCCGACAGGACCGCATTATCCACCGACAGACGCATAAACCCATTCATAAGAGTTTGGGTATCATCCATGTTCTCGGCGATACCGACACCAAAAAAGGAGTAGGGGTTTAGTTCATATGGAACAGCATAATACGGAATCCTGACGGGCTTAAACGGATTTAAAACAAGACGGATAATCTTACCACCAGTAAACCAGATGTTAGCCTGCAGCTCTGGCATGTCAGCTAGTTCTTTTGGAATTGTGATGTCATTCTTTTCTAAAAGTTCAGCGTCAACAACACCCCAATATTCCAACACTTCAAAACGCTCAATACCTGTTTCTGTTTGATAATCACTTAAATTATCTTCCCAATACTTCTTACTGTAGTCAGGACCATTTTCAACAACCATGTCAATGACGTTGCTGCGAAACATAGGACGCTTCTTCAGTCCACGTAGTTGTGAACTGCTCATCTTATGCCGTTCAATGAAATACTGCATCTCATCAGCGTTGCTAGCGTCGGGGTCTGGGTAGGCGTTCCACACACTTACATGCGAAGTTTGTGGCATTGTCTTGATGGTGGGGTTGTAGTTACCTTCACTGTCCCAGTTAGCATATTCTTTATCAACAGCAAAAGGACCCTTCATGATCCCAGTACCAAATAGCGCCATCTCAAAAGCAGCAGATCGTAGTTGCTTGTTGGCGTTGCTCTCGTCAAGCTGGTCCATGATCTTCTTCTGCATCTTTTTCGCAGCAACCATTGCTGGGTGAAAGGTGACTGAAGTTGGTGTTGCGCCGGCACCTTCTTTAACGTCTAGCTCAGCAAGCTTCTCTTTCAAAGGACCAAGCATATCAGCTAATGTATTAGCAGTGGCCCCTTTAGGAAAGTCTTTACCATCACCTTTAAAACCAAACAATGAAGATTGTTCTTCTGGCATATCTGCCATCTTAGGGTCAGCCTCAACGTGTACGCTTTCAGCAACACCCTCTGGCAGTATGGTGGGTTCAATAGAAAGAGGGAATGTATTATTAGCAAACAATACATCAGTGATCTGACCATACGCAGCTAGAGTCTTAGTCTTTGTAACTTTAATAAAGACACGACTCTTCTCTGCCTCAGTAAACTGCACATCTGGTCCGTAGATGCCACGATAGTTTCGGTATGCACGAAGCCAACGCTCTTCATCAAAGCGACGAGCATCTTCAGCACGGTCAAAGCGTTCTTCTAAGAAAGAAATTAAACCACCCGCCTGTAAGGCATCTTCGTAAACATCCTTGCTGTCAGGGAGTCCTACAGCTTTGTCATCCATAATAGGAGTTTCAGATTTTTTCATAATTCAGTTATACCATAAATAATTAATAACCAAAAGTTTTATCCGTTGGTTGATACACACGCTGTGATTGTGCGTTATAGTCAAATATACTTGCGCTACGTGGACGAGACATCAAACCATAACGCAAAGCATCGTAGGTGTGGTCATTCTTAACCTTAGTGTCTACGTCTTCTACGTTTGTTTTATCAATTGGTAGCGAAGGCAAGTCAGCAATAAGCTGAGTGCAGCTGCTAAAGATTGTCATGCGGGGTGCTTCGGTGAATGGATCAATCTGCAAGCGACGATGCACCTCGTTCTTACCAGCCACACGGCTACCAGCGCTACGATCAGAAGGACGCCAACGGCACCCCTTCATAATCATACGTTCAGCAATAGAAGGACCAGTGTCGCCCCGCTTATGCCAGCAGCTACTATCCAACACACCGTAACGAATCGGTTCATTGTCTTCCATTTCTAGTACCATATTGGCTAAATCTTCTGCTAATACCTTAGTGACGTAAAGTTCACGGTATACAACGATGGACTCATCAGGGGCAACAGCAAACCAAATAACAGCGGAGAAACTTCCATAACCATAGTCACAAGCCCTAAAACGTACCCAATCTCTTGGGATGGCATAGGGTTCTACAACGTGTATAGCCCTGTTAAACTCAGAGAATGCTGCACCTTCTGCAACATCCCAGTCCCCATCAAGCAATTGCTTGCGCTGATGCTCTGGTAATGACAGCAACATCGTCTCATAGTCGCCAGTCTGTGCCAGATGCGGGTTGTCCACCAGTTTTGCTGGTATAAACCTACGTTTAAATAGGGGGTCTCCCTCTTTACTGTGTCCTTTAGGGTAGGTCATCACCTCCCCTGTCTCTGTATCCGTTGCCCAGAAGGACTTACCTGCTGGTGAAGGGTCAATAAAGGTCTTCTTAACCCACGAATGCCCCTTGTTACCGGGGTTTGTTGACGCCCTCATGTACACAGGCAGGTCTGGTGCCGTGCTACGCAAGCGTGAACGCATATAATTCCACGCAAAAGGCGTTGCCCACTGCGTAAGCTCGTCAAATCCTATCCAACTGAAGGAAAGTCCTTGATATCTTAAGACATCTTCGTCCCTATCTAGGTAGGACATCCACAATCTACCCCCACTTGGAGCCTCCCACTGCATCTTTCGCTCACTCCACTTGATGCCGGGGTAGATTTTGGGGTATAGCTCTTGGCTTTTCCAAATAAGTTCCCGTAATTCCTCTGTGGTGTGGCGCAAAAGCAGCCCAGAGAACTG